CTGTTTGATTGATTATGTTTGGAGATGTTAAAATATCCTGAGCGTTACAGGAGAAGGAGAAGAACAGCCAAGACGCCAAGCCCAGCAGAAACTTTTTGCCAGAAACTTGCATTTGAATTCTCGCTTAAAGGTTTAGGTTTACGATCTGGAGATGAATCCCAAATTCTTTTTGCATCTTCACCTATTCTACCATCGACTGGGCATGGGGTTCCAGCGTTCATCATGGCATCAAAAACTCGATCATCTTGACAGAGAGTGGCTACAGCAGCAACTTTCATACCCATATCATATAGATTTTTTGCGAGTTTTAATCGTTCACAATTTAAATCGCGAACCATTGTTCCACCAGAGATACCGAGAATTTGTGTTTGAACTGCTCCTCCTACACCTACAGTACATAGGTCATTATTGAGGACATTAAATGATGGTGAAATAGCCGATGCAGGAGGCGATCTTACTGTCGTATCATTAACACTATTAGAATTTGTGGTTACTGTGCTGGTACTTTTAGAATCTGTGACAATCACATCAGATTGGGCGAAACTTAACGAAGAAATAACAAAAAGCACCAAAAAGGTTAACTTTTTGTACATTTTTAACTTCCTATAATGTTGCGAAAAAACAACAAAAAAGTTGTTTTTCCTGATTATTTATCTTATAATTCTATTACAAAATTATGAATACTTTGTTGTATTAAAACAACACTCAAATAATGCTTGACAAATTTTATGGCGTCTGTATAATACATATTGTTGATTGATGATTTAACAAGGAACTGAAATGGCTTATATGTCTCAAGATCGCAAAGCTTCGATTGCCCCTGTCGTTAAGAAAATTCTTCAGAAGTATGGTGTGAAAGGCAGTCTTGCTGTTCGTAATCATTCGACCTTGACCTTGAATATCAAATCTGGTAAAATCGATTTTATTAAAAACTTTAATGAAACGGCTGATCGTTTGGCTGGTAATCGATTCACTCCCGCTACAGATTCGATTGATGTAAATCCTTACTGGTATCATGAGCACTTCAGTGGTGTCGCTAAGAAATTTCTTCAAGAAATTATTCATGCAATGAATGCTGGCAATCATGATAACTCTGATATTCAGACAGATTACTTTGATGTTGGTTGGTATATCAGTGTTCATATCGGTCGCTGGAATCGTCCCTACGAATTGATTTCATGAGGTGATGAGATGCGCGGTATATATGTTGTAGTTTTGAGGGATGGGTGCCGAGTGGCTGCCCTTCCCGATTATGAAAATTTATTTGACGGATACTCCGAGAGTATGATAAGATATATCCATCGTGATAATTTTGTCGAAGCTTTCGGTTTTTGTGTTCCGATGACGGAGAAAGAATCTATTGAGTGTGCAAGAGTCATGGCAAAAGGCTATGGCGAATTGTGTGATGGCATTCGAGTTTTGACCGATTATCGTAATTTTACATTTCAGGAAATTAGAGATGGTGCGTATTCCAAAGATTGAAGAACCCAAATTCGACAAACCTTTGTCTAATCTGGATCTGATTAAATCATTAAATTGGTATCATGAAAATAAGGAGTCCCGCGAGGCTCCTAAATTCGTTGCTGATTTCATGAAGAAGAATAAGATTGAAGGTAAAATTGATTCATCTAAAGTTTCACCAACTCTCGGCTGGTTGTGTAGACTGAATTTTAATGGTAATGATATTGGAGAATCGAGTCTTAAATTTATTCGCGATTCAATTCCTAAAGTTCTCGAAAAGACTAAAGTGGTCGTGGATGTTCTAAAAGGACCTTCGATTCAGGATCGCATGACTGAAAAAGTTGGTGAGATTGCTGGTGAACTAGAAGGTGCGATTGATGATTTTATTTTGAGCAACTACAAAGATCAAAAGTCTCCTTTTGCTTTGATGCAAGATCGTGCTAAAGGAATGCATGCCAATCGCATCGTTGAAATTTTCAAGCGCCGTCGAGCCGAGTTTGATTATGTTCTAACAGCCAAAGAACCGGATATCAAAGAAGCATATTCGAATTTTAATAAGTCACAATTGAAGAAACTTGTGGCTTATTGTGATATGATCATCATGGATGCCATGAAAATTTCGGGTGAAGCTAAATCTATTCGGAAGCCTCGTAAGCGCAAAGTTAAAACGCCTCAACAATTAATTTCTAAGCTTAATTTTCTGAAAGAGTGTGAAGAGTATAAATTAAATTCTGTTGATCCGAAGAAGATCATTGGTGCAACTCAACTCTGGGTATTCAATGTCAAATACAAAAAGATTGGCGTATATCATGCAGAAGATGCATCAGGTTTTACAATTAAGGGTTCATCGATTTTGAATTTCAGTGAATCCAAGTCAATTACAAAATCTGTACGAAAGCCTAATGATGTTTTAACTATTATTAAAGATGGTGGTAAAGTCGCTTTAAGGAATTTGATGTCATCACTAAAAACAAAGGAAACACTCTTGACAGGAAGGATTAATAAAGATATAATTCTTCTCCGTGTCTCATAGAGTTAAAAATAAAATGTTAATTTTTGATTTCAATCAGGTGGTTCTATCTAATTTGATGGAACAAATTGGTTACTCCAAAACCGCTGTCGATGAGAGTTTGGTTCGACATATGGTTTTGAATACCATTCGTGCTAATGTTAAAAAATTTAAAGAGTATGGTGAAGTAGTAATTGCTTGTGATAACAAGCGTTATTGGCGCCGCGAGATTTTTCCTGCATACAAAGCCAATAGAAAAAAGAATCGTGAAGCTTCAGGTCATGATTGGACAACAATTTTTGAATGTATGTCTAAGATTCGACAAGAACTCAAAGATAATTCTCCATACAAAGTAATTGATGTTGATGGTGCTGAAGCTGATGATGTAATCGGTGCACTGGTTCGCGAATATTCTTATCGTGAACCTATTATGATTTTGTCCTCAGATAAAGATTTTGTTCAACTACAATCGTATAGCAATGTTAAACAATATTCACCTACACTGAAAAAACATATTAAGACAGATGATCCAAAAGAGCAGTTGAGGGAACTGATTATTCGTGGTGATAGTGGTGATGGAATTCCAAATGTATTGTCATCCGACAATTGTTTGGTTGAAGGTGTTCGACAGAAGCCTATCACGAAGAAAGTATTTCTTCAGTTGATGGATATTACTCAACCAACTAATGAATCGATTGCTAGAAATTGGAATCGAAATAGTATGCTTATTGATTTGAATAGAATTCCCGATTCAATCAATAAAAGTATCATAGATACATATAGTGGGGTGAAGCCTGCTTCACGCCAACAATTCATGAATTATATGATTCAGAACAGACTGAAAAATTTACTTGAGGTGATCGATGAGTTCTAGCCTACTATATCACGAAATTATTGATCAATTCAATAATACACAAAAACGTTCGGAAAAAATTTCCGTTTTACAGAAACATTCCGACAAAAACTTTATCACATTTTTGCAATACGCTTTTGATCCATCAATTGTTTTTGATGTTGAAATTCCCAACTATAGACCGTCAGTTAATCCTGCGGGACTGAATGAAACATATCTTCACAATGAAGTGCAGAAGATGTATCGTTTCATTAAAGATCATCCTAAACGTCCGAACGGACTAACTCCACAGAAACAAAAAAATCTATTGACTGTTGTTTTAGAATCATTACACAAAGAAGAAGCGGACTTATTTGTTCGTTGTCTGAAAAAAGATTTGAAAGTTCCGTTTCTAACTCCTAAGTTGATCACAGAGGCTTTTCCTAATACGGACTTTGGACAAAAATGAAAGTTGCAGTTGTTACTCCTACGATAGGTACCTCTCATCTATCCGATTGTCTGAATTCAGTTGAATCACAAACGTATGAAAATTTAAATCACTATATTTTTCTTGATGGTGAAGAGGAATATGGTTCAAATATTTGGCATCAACTCGACGGCTTTTCTAAAGTAAAGACTATTCGATTGCAAGAAAATATTGGTAAAGGATGGTATGGTCATCGTGTGTATGCAGCATCATCCTTTCTGGTAAATGCGGATATCATTTGTTATCTTGATGAAGATAATTGGATCGAACCTGATCATGTAGAAAGTCTTGTTTCTGCAATTCAGAAACATGATCTACAATGGGCATACAGTCTTAGAAAAATATATGACAAAGAAGGTAATTATCTTTGTGAAGATAATTGTGAATCATTGGGGAAATGGCCTGTCTATTTTGATAACAATGTCAACCATATCGATACTTCTTGCTATGCAGTAAAAAGAGATGTCGCTGTGAATGTTGGTCATGCTTGGTATGGCCAGTGGGGTGCAGATAGAAAATTCTTTTTCAATCTAGCAAAATACTTTCCTCAGTTTGATTGCACAACTAAGCACACAGTTTGTTACAGATTGGATAGTAATTCGAATTCAGTATCAAAAGAATTTTTTGAAAATGGCAATAAAGAAAACATTTTAAAATATGGTGGTAAATTTCCATGGAAGCAAGATTCGAATGAATTCTATATTGGTCCTGGGATAACTATTGTTTCTTAGTTTTAGTTTGACTGATTTTGTGTTTAGTTTCATCAGAAAGATTTTGACCTTTTCTAGACGCAGAAATTTTTCTTTTTGTTTCCTCACTTCTAGGTTTACCGATTTTAGCCAAACTAATTGATAATTTATGTTCATCAGATAAGGGTCTTCCAATTTGTTTATCGCTAATCTTTTTTCTCTGTTCGGATGTTAGTTTTTTACCAAACATAGGATTATTTTCACCAATGTTGAGTTCTCTTAGCAATTTTTTCGTTTCGTTAGTGTGGGTTTTTCCTGTCCAAAAATTACAACCTTTAGAGAATTGTTTTTTTTCTGGAAGTGTTTCTTTTGCCCAGTCTCGGAGTTCGAATAGAACCTCATCTTCTGGGTTAGGAGAATATATATTCATGCTGACATTCCTTTACAATGTTAGAGTAGGTGCGAGCGGGAACTCGGCGACCTACACCTATTTATAAGGATTTATTATGAAAAATGCTCTTGTGACTGGAGGTTCCGGGTATCTCGGTAGTTTTCTCTGCAAACGATTAAAAAAGGAAGGATGGAATGTTATCATATATGATAATAAGCCTCCTCGTCATACTTACTTTGACGATTTAATTCTCGATGATATTTTAAATCGCGAGATGGTTCGAACTGTCTTTCGTATTAATAATATCGATGCAGTATTTCATCTTGCGGGACGAATTGAAGTTGGACTGTCTTTTGAGGATCCTACGAAATTTTGGGAAGTAAATGTTGGTGGAACTTTGATCGTTCTCGATGCAATGAAGAGATATGGATGTAGAACAATCTTTTTTTCATCTACAGCAGGTGTTTATTTTTGTGGATCAATTCCTGTTGATGAAGATGAGTGTACAACTGACAATTCTGTTTATTCGAATACCAAACTTTGCTGCGAGCGAGCTATTGAAGATTCTGGTTTGAACTATGTTATTTTTAGATACTTCAATCTTGCTGGTGCAGATGATGAGTTGGGCGAAAATCATGATCCAGAGACACATCTAATTCCTCTAATTCTCGGAAATCTAAATAACGTTACAATCAATGGTGATGATTATTCAACACCGGACGGAACTTGTGTTCGAGATTACGTTCATGTTTTAGATGTTGTTGATGCACACATTGAAGCTTTGAAATTGAAAGAAAAAAATATTTTAGTTAATTTGGGATCAGGTGTCGGATATAGCAACTTAGAGGTTGTACAGACAATTGAAAAAGTTACTGGAGAAAAAGTAAATTATAAAATTGGACCGAGAAGAGAAGGTGATCCAGATTTTCTGGTAGCCAATATCGACCTAGCCAAAAAACTATTGAATTATGAGCCAAAACATGACATCGAATCAATCATCAAAACTGCGTATGCTTGGCAGAAAAAAAGAACCTCTTGATACGATTAGTTTCTCCGTACAGGACAAAATTGAATCTGATTTTTTAAAACAACACATTCATTTTTTGTTTGGAGAAATTGATGAGTACAATATCACCAGAGCCATACAGTGGATATTGTACGAGAACAATCTGGAAGAAAAAAATAAAACTCTACAACTATTCATCAATTCACCAGGTGGCGATTTGTATCAAGCCTTCGCACTTATTGATGCAATGAGTTGGAGTAAAGTACCAATCAGAACCATAGGTCTTGGAACTGTAATGTCAGCAGCATTTTTAATTTTTGCTTCGGGTGAAAAAGGTGAAAGGTTCATTTCAAAAAACTGTGGAATAATGTGCCATCAATACACAGATTTCTTTGAAGGAAAATATCACGACCTAGAATCGTATAGGAAAGAAACGGAATTGTGCATCCAAAGAATGACAAATGTTTTGCAGTCAGCTACAACTTTGGATGCAAAAGGTGTTAAGACCAAACTTCTCGCGCCTAGTGATGTTTGGCTAACAGCAGAAGAGTTGATAAAACTAGGCGCAGCGGATCATATCATCTAAAAGGAGAAGAGGTTACTAAAATGATCGGTGGAATTAAAGTAGAACGTATTCAAAAGACCAAGTTTCGCAAAAATAGCGAACGACAAGATGAACAGTTTCAGCAGCAAAAAAAGAAACATCATGACAAGTCATACTACCGTTTAGCAAAAGAAGAGGGCGATTATGGCGATCTCCAATTATATTCGAAAAAGAATCGAAGAACTTGAGGAACAAATTCAAAGAAGTCGAGGTGATGTTGAATTTCTGAAAACGGAATTACATCGTCTGAAATTTCAAGAATTTGAGGAAGACATGCGGGAAGAGAGCAATAGAAGACTTCTTCAGGAATAGTTGTAAAAAAACAACACAGGTTGACATCGTTTCCTCTTGTGTTATAATCTATACATGATGAAAATTCCTTCAGTTGGCTCTACCGTCGATGTGACTGTTCGATATCGGTCCATTAATATTTTTTCGACCTCACCTTTCGATGAAAATCGTTATACTGGTGTTGTTGTAAAGAATGCTAAGTGGGTTGATGCAGATAGTTTTTCACTTCAAACGCAGGACAAAGAACATCCTGTAAAAATCATAAACATTAGTCGCGTACACGATTTAAAAATCATCAATGGTGCATCGATTAATGTAAGACGGTTCAACGTCAAAGGAAAAGGCGGTACTTATATCGTAACCAAGAGTGGGAAAAACTATTCTTGCACTTGTGTTGGTTTCAAGTATCATTCCAAATGTAAACACATAACCGCAGTTTCTAATATCTTGGAGTAAAATATGGATTGTTTTGAAATGATGGTATCTGAAATTATTCGTTTGAATTCCGATGAACCCCTTCGAACTGAGCAAGAATCTTGTCTCTATGTTGAAAAACTTATGTTGTTCGGATACAACATTACCAAGGATGTAAAATGACAGAATTTGCTTTTTATCTGGATGCATGGTATCATTGCTATAAGAATAAAATTCCTTTGAATAATATTTATCGTAAAGACTGGAAAACCTGGGCACTCAAATGATGATCTATGTGAATGACCGATCCCGAAAGGTCAAGAAGCCTACTAAACAATCAACAATCGAATATCAAGCTTGGCTTGATAGTGTGAACACTCAACGGACTTCCTTTTCGAAGACACCAGTTAAGTGTGTGAAGAAGTCCTTTTCTTTTGGTCCTAAAGTTCCTCCTGGTCGTGAAACACCACGATATCCTAGTGTAGACTCTGGTGGTGGTTCTACAACTAAACCTATCCATGGCAAAGTTTATACTGGTAGTTTAATGAAAGGTATTGGAACGTTACATAAAAGTAACGCTGTTCCTATCTTCACTGACGAGGAAGCTCGGGATCAAGCTTCTATGCGTAGGTAATATGGATGTTCAACTGATCACAATTTTTGTCTCCGGTGCGTTCCTAGGGGCTCTTCTGGGACGTTTCCTGACTTTCTTTGTGTTATCGGGAGCACTCGTAGTGATGTTGATCTTTAAGTTGTTTTAATTGTGTTGTTTTTTCGCAACAAAGTGGTAAAAAACTTGACTGTTTTCTCTCTGTGTGTTAAACTTTTATTTTTAAACAATGGAGTATATCATGGGTCGTAAAGCAAAACCTGGCAACATGGCACCTTTCGAAAAGATTCTCAATCTGATGGTCACTGGTGAACCAGTCACAAAAGAAGAAATTGAAATTCTTCTTGGTGATGAACTTCAAATGTATCTCGTTTCTGCATATATGTGGCATGTAAAAACCACTGCAAAAGGCATTGTTCGTGTTTACAAAGATGGTCGAAATGTTCTAGCATATCAACTTATTAATACCGCTGATGGTATTAAATATCTGAAAGATAAAAATATTTACTTTGCTGGCGATGATGACATTCAGCCTGTGCAAACTCTTGATGAACTGAAATCGGAACCAGAAATCGTCGTTGCTGAACCAACACCTGTGACTTCTAAGAATGAAGAAATTCTTGTCGTAACAGAAATTACAGATGAACAACCAGTATGAATATTTTCTACCTAGATTCTGATCCACAAATCTGTGCGGAAATGCATCTCGATAAACATGTTGTGAAAATGATTATTGAGTATGCACAATTGATGTCTACTGCACACCGTTTGCTTGATGGTGTTCCATATCTGGACAAAACTGCAAACGGTCGCAACATCAAACGATGGCGATTAGAAGAACCGAACGAATCTGTGATGATGAAGGCTTCACATATCAATCATCCATCAGCAGTATGGACTCGTTCAAACAAACAGAATTACATCTGGTTACAGAGAATGTGGTTTTATTTGTGTAAAGAATATACTTATCGCTATGGTAAAATTCATGCTGTAGAAAAGCGTATGGCTGAAGCATTGTATGTTTGGCCTAGTAACATTTCGAATGGAGATTTTTGTCCTCCTACTCCAGCTATGCCAGATGAATGTAAAGTTCCTGGAAATGTTTTGGAATCGTATCATCGATACTATCGTGAACGAAAAAATCATTTTGCGAAATGGACTAAACGAGAAATTCCTTCTTGGTATCAAACTATATAATCATATGCCTACATATACTTTTAAAAATAAAGAAACTGGTGAAATTGTAGAGAAAGTGATGAAAATATCAGAGTATGATACTTTCATGTCTTCAAATCCACATTTCGAACGGTATCATGAATCCACTGGTGTTGCGATAGTTGATCCTGCATCAGTTGGCTTGCTCAAACCTCCATCAGACTTCCAAAAATACGTCATTGATGGTATTCAACGAAGAAACCCCGGAGCATCGAGAGGAAGTAAATACGGAATTCCCAAAGAATGGTAATAAACTTTTAAGGAGAGCGTATGTCTAGAAGAGCGAACACTAAAATAAAACTAGCAGAAGAACAAGAAGTAAAACAGCAAAACGCACTAAAGCTTAGACTAGACGATCTTAAGGTTTTTGAACCATTAACAGACAATCAAAAAAAGTTTTTTGATGCATATAAAAGAGGCGACTATTTCGTAGCACTTCATGGAGTAGCTGGAACAGGAAAAACTTTTTGTGCAATGTACAAAGCACTTGAAGAAGTTCTCGATAAAACAAATCCATTCAATAAAATAATTATTGTTCGTTCCGCTGTTCAATCCAGAGAAATTGGACATTTGCCCGGTGATGTTACGGAAAAGATGGAGATTTATCAGCAACCTTATCAACAAATTTGTGAGACTCTTTTCGGAAGAAAGGATGCTTATCAGAGATTGTCTGAACAAGGATATATCGAATTCATCTCAACATCTTTTATTCGAGGAATGAGTTTTGATGATGCAATCATTATTGTCGATGAGATGCAGAATCTTACTTTTGAGGAGATCGATACCGTTATGACTCGTGTTGGTTATCGGTCAAAAATTATTTGGTGTGGTGATTATAGACAGACAGATTTAAATAAGAAGAAAAATGATATGAGCGGTATTTTAAAATTTTTTGATATTGCTATGCACATGGATGCCTTTACTAAAATTGAATTTACACCAGATGATATTGTTAGATCATCTTTAGTTAAGGACTATATTTTAGCTAAACTTAGATATGAAGATGCTGTTGAATGAACTTCACATATGAAAAAATTTCTCAACTAGATTTTGATCTTGAGTCTGAAACGACTGAGAATGGAAGAATTTATATTACTCCGGAAGGCAATCGATATCCATCGATAACAACAGTTTTATCCGCAACAGATTCGAAAGAAGGATTGATTGCATGGAGAGAGCGTATTGGAGAAGATGAATCTAATAAAATTATGGGACGATCCGCTCGACGAGGAACAGAATTACATTCGATTTGTGAGAAATATCTATTGAATGAAATGTCGCCGATTAAGTTGAGAATGATGATGCCCCATGTGAAGGAATTGTTCTATAAAATTAAACCTTTTATAGATGAAAATGTCACCAAAGTGCATGGACTAGAACAGGCACTTTATTCTGATGTATTAAAAATTGCAGGTAGAACTGATTGCATTTGTGAGTGGAATGGAAAGTTGTCGATTTTAGATTTTAAAAATTCCATCAAGGCGAAAAAAGAGGAGTATATTGAGAATTATTTTTTACAATGTACGGCATATGCTTTGA